GGAGATATGGAGCAGCAGTTTCCGCTTCCATGATCACTGATCGATCATCTGCCATTGAATTAACAGTGGTACCTTTGTCTGTGCCTGTGACCTTGACAGTGGTCAAGAAGCCAAGGTTTTGTGTGTGACTGACAATGTCTTGTAGTATATCTTTCATTGAGAATTCTCCTGTATATTAAGATTATATTTAGATCTTGAGTGAAAAGCAACCTAGTAATCACTCAAAATCAAACAATTTGTTGAATGTGTTATCCGACCTTGTTGAACTGATGTCCCATTCGAGAACACCAATAAGGTTTCCTAGCTTCTCATCTATGACTGTGGTTTCCATTTCCGCATCGTTGAAAGGCAGATCTTTGAACCACTGTGGCAATCTCAGTTCATCTACAGGATAGGCTACAGAAGTATACCCCATAGGATTGTCTTTGATCTTGCATACAATCACTTTCATACCATCTACTACCTGCATGGAGTACTTGTCATCCATCATACGCTTGAGAGTGTTCCAATTTAGACTAGCTCTGACATGACCAGGCATGTTGGTCTTGCCTGCTTTCTTTTCTTTGGCAGCGTACTCTGTGATATTGTTGGCACGTTTAGGTGAACCTTTCTCCCAACCCGGACGAGTTTTAAACTCTGTGCGGAAATCAGTGATATATTGCAGTATCTCTTCTTTCGAAACGCCAGTAAGCACTTTAGTCAATACTTCACTCAAGAAGTCTTGTATAACAACTGGGGTATCTGAACGCTTGAGGTCAAGACCCATGGCTTTGATCTTGCCTGGTTTGCCTTCTGTGTCTGCTCGCTTACCTTCTTTGTCATAGTAGAGAACTGCGTATCGTTTTTTAGTGATGAACAGTCCTTTGCTTGCAACAATTTCGCGACCTGCTTTGATGACCTCAGCTCTGGTTCGAGGGACATGAAATGCCTCCTGCATGAATTTGACAAATGTGCCATTGACTGTTTCTCCTATGGTATCATAAAGTTCAACGACTGATTCTCTGTTCCAGGGAATCAGATTCTTCTCAATGTCTTTTTTCAGTGTAGCATACGCTGAAAAATAACAAGAGTCTGTGTCACCGTATATGACCGCTTTACCTATGTGATCATATTCTCCGGTAATAATTTCATTAACTTTTGATGCCATGTGTTTGGCAATTTGACGACCAGTTAGTGTAGTTGACTGTCCGATCCTGTTATCAAAAAATCTACAGCCTGGATTTAAAATTGCACCATACAAACTGTTTAATAGAATCTTCTTGACTAACTGTCGCTTGTCCCAATACTCTTCTTCAATCTTGTTGCCTGCTTGAATACAGTCTTTAAGTTTGGCCTGCATTTCTTTACGTTCTTTGTACCAACGAGCTAGAAGTCCTGATATCACACCTTCGTTTTCGTAAGTGAATATAGTACCATTTGCACTAATCACCCAAGGTTGATTACTTTCAAAAATAAGATCATATACTTGTGCAGCACTCAAGGTATCTGATCCGCCGCCTTCCCAGTCTATATTGATTTCACGTCCTACTTCTCGATTCATCACTGCGGAATACTCAAGACTACCAAATATACCTTCCCAAGCTGACGCAAATGATTTTCCCTTGGCCATTTCTGCAGCAACAAAGTCTTTGGTTCCATCTTGACGTAATTGTCCTACGATAGTTTCTGGACCCATGTTCAACGCACGAATCGCCGACGGATAAAGACTGTTGATATCCAGCGATCCGATCCATTCATGGATGCCTTTCTTGGGATATGCTACATATGCACCGGCAGCTTGTGTGTCTCCGTGTTCTTCCATCTTTTTGCGATTAGGAACTATCATACCTCTGCGATGAGCTTCATTAATGATAGCCTGCTCAGTTACAGCCACCGCACCCATGGTAGTCGCTAACAACACTGTGTTTTCGTGTGCAATTGTATTAGCTAAGTCGATGAATTTCAGTTTCTTATCTAGGTCATCTAGCAGTTTACAATCGTTGATATTGTATTCAACGAATGTTTTAAAATCGTTGTTATACAATTGATCCAGTGTGCCTTCATACTGAGTCTTTCTCTGACCCAGTTCGTATTCAGCAATAGCATCTAATCGATATGTATGGCGTTCTTCATAGGTGTACTTGCGATACAGTTCGAGGCTATCTATATGCACACGACCTATAAAGTCATAGGTGGTAGCAGTTTTGCCAAACTTTTCATATTCACGTTTCTTGGGAAAACAATCCCATAGACAAAAACGTCTAGTATCTTCTTTGCTAAGAACCTTAATAACACGATTAACAGTATATGGAATATCAAAGCCCTCTGAATTCCAACCACTTAGCACATCCGACTCTTGAATTAAATTCAAGAATGTATCCAACATGTCTGCTTCGTTATCAAATAAGTGAGTATTAGGAAATTCTTCTACTAGTTTTTTAGCTTCTTCCATACCAAGACCTTTCGGAGGTATGGCTAAACATACCATGGTCTCCATCCATTGCAGGTAGACAGCAATAGCAGTAATTGGCATAAACGCATCATCGGGCGATGCGTAGCCGCGTTCGGGATCAAAGTCTACCTCAATGTCGAAAAATGCTACATTTAGTTTAGGAGCGTCTTGATTGAGATAATGATCTTCTAGGCATCGATAGATAGGATTGATGTCTGACTCATAGAGCCGTTTGTTTGAATGAATAGCAAGTTCTTTGCGATGTTCTTTGACATTTTTTGAACTTACACGACTAAGGGGTTCACCTTTGATGGATTGGAACTTACCTTTGGGGTCGTTGTAATAGAATATGTGTCTGGCAGCGTAGTCTTTGAAATGCCTCTGCCCTTTGTCGTCGCGCTCAACAACACGTATCATGTCATCTTCGCGATCGTAGTATGCGTCTACGAAACTCATTTTTTCTCCTATGCAATTTCAGGCTTGCAAATACCAATATGCGGTTTATGGCCCGCCGACCTTTGTCTTAATTACTTAGCATCCTTACCAGACCTACGCTATCGATAGTGGTCAACAGGATGTAGTTAGCAAGCATGCCAAATGATTTCCTAGTATAAGCAGCCCAAGCATATAAAGCACAGCCGAGAATCCAAACAGGATATAACATAAGTAGTGGAGGATTGGGGACTGTGAGCGCCATAGTGATCGAACATCCAATCGATATAGCCCATGCGATAATCTCCACCATAAAACGGAACGGGTTAGATCTCCAATCATCTCGAATCCAATCAAACGTAGGTTTTAATAATTCATTCATTCAGGTAATCGCTTTGTGACTCCGAGAATCATTTCGATTTCGTTCCACTCGGCTTCGTGATCTTTCCAATTGTCTTTGTGTGCAATACGAATTGCTTTGTTAATGATACTGGGTTTGACCTGCAGTTCTTCTGCGACAGCTTTCACAGTTTCTTTTAGGCCTTCTTGTAGATCTTCTACTTCACGAAGAACATTTGATCCTTCGCTGATTAATCTTTCTAATTTGGCTTTTTCTTCAGGCCCGTACATTTTAGTCATGTTGTCTCTCCTATATGACTATTATATAGTCATAAAAAAAGCCAGTCAACCTGTGACTGGCTTGATCTAACCAAACTTATTTTTATTTTTGATCTTCGCTTAGTACATCGTACATTTCAAATACGCCACCGTTGCGCTCATAGACCAAACCTGCGTATAGGTCAGCTTTCATACCTTCGCCAAGTTTGTTCTTGGCCACACGCTCGGCCCAAGTAAACAAAGCTTTGTCTACAGGATCGATCTGTTGTTGACCACCGCTTTCTTGTACCAGTTGTACCATTTGTTTGAAACTTAATTTTGTTTCTACTGATTCTTTAACTGGACGCTTTTTGCCTTTAGGCATCATTGCACTTTCGTTCTTCTTACCGAAGTATTTGGCCTGCTTGTCGCTCATGCCTTTCTTGTCATCTTTCTTGTCATCGCCTTTTTCGCCGGCAGCTTTTTTCATTGGCTCTTTCTTGTCACCGTCTTTGTCGATATCTAGGAAATCTGGCTTAGCACCTTCTTCCATCTTCTTTTTCTTGTCAGCTTTCTTTTTGTCAGCTTCGTCTTTCTTGGCTTCGACCATCTTCATGAACTTAGATTTGAATTCTGGTTCTACACTTTCTTTCTTGGCTTTCTTCTTTGGCTTGTCATCTTCGTCATCACTGTCTACTTCAGCTTTGCTACCGCCATAGTTTTTGCCAGCATGGTGTTTGACACCTGTAGCAGTCTTTTCTATGGTACCGCCTGTGCTACTGGGCTTTTTGTCACCAGTTTTCATTTCTTCTTTGACTTCTTCGTCTTTCTTTTTCTTAGCTTCTGAAACATAAGTTGTTTGTCCAGCTAGAACACGAAGTTGTGCATCTTCGTTGAGTTGCACAGCTCTGTCAATGGTCGGTGCAGCTGGAGTTTTTGGTGGTGCATCCATGCTGTCTAGTTTGCTGATTAGTGATTTGAAGTCCATTTTTATAAGTTCCTTAACTTTTAAAGTCGTATTGTATTTATCTTTTTACCAAAGACCCGCCAGTTAGCAGATTCGTGCCTTTGAGATCTAGAGCGTTTTTGGCAGTTCCGTCTTTGTTTTTTGCTGTTTTTCCGGGTTTGTTTTTGTAAACAGCACCTATGCTCACATTAGCAGCACTGGTAGCACCTGCTGTAGCGGATTCTAGGATTTCTGATATTCTCATAGTGTTATTTATTCTTTTTAGCACGGCCTGCTTTCATGTTTGCTAGCCAATGTGCCATGCGAGCTTTTTCACCTGTGCTGTTCTTAGCGGTCTTTCTTAGATCACTGACACTGGCCTTGGTATTAACGCCTGAACGTTTAGCAAGTCCCTTACGTCCAGGATTCTTGCCGTCAGCAAAGTTTTCATACTCGATGCTTTCTCCACCGCCACTATCACCACCAGCGCCCGAGTCACCACTGTAACCGGTAGCGTATCCGTACCCGCCGTACGGGCCTGGGCCGTAAGCAGCCCAACGCGGTCTACGTTTCTTACGTCTTTCGGTGACAAACTCACTAGCCCTCATAGGGGATTCCTCCTAGGCCGCAGCCAAAGCGAGCCAATGCATCAATGAAATTATTATACACCACTGTAAGGATTTTTTGGAGTGTCATACCCATTGTCCTCCGGATAAACTTCATAAACATCAACGCCAGGCACCTTGCCTAAAAACATTTGATCTTTGATTTTATTCAACGAATCGTTAGGATCTAAGACGCAATCGTCTCCTTCTCCAGTATCTACTTTGTATGTGACTCTATATTGTTTCATACTGAGAATGAACTTCCACAACCACAGGTTGATTGAGCATTGGGATTTTTAATCACAAACTGACTGCCTGTGATATCTTCTTGATAATCAATTTTAGCTCCCTGTAGATACTGCATGCTCATAGCATCAATGACCATATTGTATTCTGTACCGATTGGAAATTCAAAATCATCCTCATTTTTAATTTCGTCGAAGGTAAAGCCATAACTAAATCCTGAACAGCCCCCACCTTGCACAAATGTACGCAACATGAGATTGGGATTATTCTCCTCCATAAGAAGATCTACTACTTTGTGTTTTGCTGATTCTGTTATTTCAACCATTTTTCCTAGTTCATTTAGTTCTGACATTTTTAGCTGCTCCTTTGCGATTGGCATCTGGGTCTTCTCTACGCTTGCGAGCAGCAGCAGTGGCACGACCTTTCTTGCCTAGTGCGTGAGCCTTGCTCTGTGGTAGACACTTAGGCTTGCCTTCTTTCTCACTGTCTCTAGCACAGTCGCCACGTATCTTGCCATCTGGTCCAAATCGGACCCATTTGTCTTTGAACCACTTGCGTAGATTTTCATCTATGGGTTCTATGTCTTCTGATTTTTTACGACCTTGGCAGTGAGCTCGCTGACTAAACCCTTTAGGATTAGAACAGTTTATGGACTTTTTATATTTTTCAGTCCATTTCTCAGTGACAAACTCATGTGCTCTCACTTCTTCTTGCCCTTGCCATAATTGGCAGCACCTGCTTTGCGACACTGTACCAAGCGTCCTGACGCATAGGCACTGGGCCAAACCTTAGACGAAGCTTTGATCTTGTGATAGCAGGCATCTTTTTTGCCTTCTGCAATTTGTTCTTCTGAGACCATGTCTCCGTTGCATATAGGACACACCCCTGCTTCTGCATAGTATTGAAGACTGTTATCTTCCGCCACACCTTGCTCGAATTGTTTCTGCTTGTGTTTGACATCACCTTGCTTTTCGGCACGTTTTTTATCTTTGTGTGCGCCAGCACCTGCAGTCTTAGAATTCTTAGCAACAAAATTGCGAGGTTTACTAGGCGGCACAAAATCTTTTGCTCTCATACAGTGATACCTCTTGATCGTACTT